CAGCAACGCCCATTAATCCACCACCAGCTGCGCCAAGCAAGCCAGCTGTGTTCTGTTGTTGTAGGCGGTCTTGCTCGTCATAAGCCGCCTGCATCATTAATGCTTCTTGTGGTGACAGCATCTATCTTACGCAATACTATATCTAGTTTAACTAATGAAGATTAAGTCTTCTTCAATAAGTTGCTCCCAGTTAACACGGGGAATGTTCTCTAGTTGCTTGAGGTTTGCAAAGCGTTCTCCACTAAGAGACATTCGCAGTTCCACAATCTTTTTAGCAGTTGCAAATCCTACACCAGGTAAGCGTTTAGCAATCTGATCTGCTTGAGCTGTATTTAAATTAAGCCGCCTATCTTCACTAGGCACTACAGTTTCAGGTGCTTGTTCTTCTGGAATGTGTAGTTCAGGTGCTGTAATTTTTGACATACGACCTTTGTCTTTGTCGTAGGGCACTAGCTGTTCAAGAGTTAAGTACGTTACTGTGCCAGCAGCATCACGTACCATTGCAAATTCTTTATCGTGCTTGCTAATAAACTCTACTAGTTTTCCAGTCTTCTGGTCCTGAAATAGTTTGTTGTCAGCCATATCTTTGGGGTACACTTTCTTTATTATAAACACAAAAAAAGAGCCTCCGTAGAGACTCTTTGATTGACTGATTTATAACAATCAGGTACCGGAACCGGCTTCAATTGCGAAAGGAATGTGAGCATCCTCAGCATCAGGAGCAGGTGAAGGGACGTAGTAGCACACTTCAACCAAGATGGCGGAAGGTGAATTACGGCATGCACCGGCAGAAGGGTTCAACGAAGCGGTTGACACTGCATCGGTCGTAACCGTGATTGGAGTAGCGCTACCAAGTACGGCAGCTTCCAAAATGGAAACGAGCACAGAGCCTGCTCCATTTGCAGGGTAGTAGCCATCAGCATCAGCAGTAACTGCAACGCTGGTAGGCAGGCCCGTGGCGGCGGTGATCTTTGCAGTACCACCAACAGATTTCACACCAGGGGCGGAAATAGCTGTGCGGTAAACGGCAGCACCAGCGGGGATGACAAGAGGCTTGTCAACACGGGGTTTGTCATCTTGACGAAGGTCAGGAGACAGAATGTAGGGAACATGGTTAGTAGCGGCTGCAAGCTCACCACTAACACTCAGTGCACCTTTCGTATCGGGGTTGAGCACGATGGCACCAACAGCACGATAAAACTCAACGCCAGGAATTGCCTGGACGCCTTGCTCACGATATGCGTTCAAATGAGCAACGTAATTTCCGGGGAAAATTGTAGACATAGTTAGTACTCCTTAATATACGAAAGAGTAACCAACCGTGATGAAATCCTTATTAAGGGTTTCAAAACCGGCGAACAAGCTCCAGATCATGATGATGAAACGACTGAAGTCGTCGTTGTTGTTCAACAAGATTTGAGCGTTGTTACCACCAATGCCGACACCGACAGCCTGTGGACCGAAGAAGATCATCTGTGCTGCACCGTAATCGGCAGCATTAGCGTTCTCATCAGTAATTGACAGGTTATAAGTTGTCTCAGGCAGGTTGGTGGACTCGAACCAACGGACACCCTCAAAGAGGAAGCCAGTAGGCATGACGGGTTGACCAGCAACAAAGCCAGCTTGTCCGTAAGCAGGACCCATGCCCTTAATGAAGTTGGCATTAGGTGCCAAGCCAGGATTCATTGGGTCGACCATCCCTGTACCGGGATAGCGTGCGATTTCGCGGAAGTCGCTGTTCTGACGCAGATGCATCATTGCAGTGGGATCCACGATGCAACGGTAGTAACCATCAGCGAAGGTAGGGACGTTGCGCTTACGCATGTCCTTAACGACTTCGAGGAGGTCAGTTTTGACATCAAACTTGGCAGATTCACCAGCGTCATAAGTTACGCCGAGGTCTCCAGCACCGCCACCATTCTTTTCTTTGCCACCGGGCAGGTAATAGCCACCTTGCTCGCTAGAAGATTTGCCACATGCTTCTGCTTTCAGCAGTTCGTTAGCGAAAACGCGATCGCGCCAACGGCGATAGTCGTCAAGCAGTGTAAGTGAACCAATGGATTGGTGGAACACATTCAGGTTGCCTGTATCAAGCAGCAAACGCTGAGCAGTGATCAGGGTTTCGCGAGCTACCTTGAAGGTAGAAGGCTGAGTTGCATCGCGGGAATCAGCGGGGCCGGTGTACTCACGAAGAGTAACGAGCACCTTGTCCTTGACGATGTTGCGTGCGGAAGCGGATCCAAGTGTTTGGTCGGCGGTCCGCTCACGGGACTCCTTAGTGCCAGGCTTACCCCAGAAGCGGTAACGATCAAGCTGCACGGTCTGACCGGGCTGCTTAGAGAAATCGTGTACTACCACTGGCTCAACTGCCATCTCAATGATGTAGGCAGGATGAGGACGGTAAAGTTCTGCACCAAGAAGCTTCGGAAAGTCATTATCAATCCACATGGATTAATACTCCGTAAGCTAAAAGGTTTATAAGTGACTTCGACGGGTCACATATATAGATAGTAATGTGTGTTGTTATACTTATGTATATGTACCCAAATATCTTGTGGTAAATGGATTTTATTAATGACAAAATTTGGAAACCTATTCATACTTTGCCTGGCTTTGAGTGCTGTATTGAGTACTATGTCAACGAAGCGGGGCAGGTGAAAAGTACTAAGGGTGTAATCGAACGCCTACTTAAACAGCGCACAAATAAGAATGGGTATGCACAAGTTAATCTGACGCAACGCATTGGACGTAAGCAGACTATTACTACGACTGTTCATAAATTAGTAGCACTAGCATTCTTAGACCAACCATTAGCTAGTCCAGGCAAATCAAAAGGCTGTAGTAGAATTAAACACCTTGATGGATGTAAAACTAACAACTCCGTAGATAATCTCAAATGGACTAAAATAGAAGAAAGTGATAACTAAACACAATGGCTGATAGTCTGGTTCTTACTGGTGTAAAGGACGTCAAAAAGCACACTGGTACTGAAATGCTGCTGACCCGTCCGAAGCGTGGTGGCGATACTCATTCGCTCAAAGAATGGTGGAAAACAGGTTCAAATAAATGTTATGTGCTATGTACGGTATTTAACGTGACTACTAGCGCTGGTACTGTAAAACTTGTGTTAGATACCAGTTCTGGTACTAACGTGCGTATTGACCACGATGGTAATTTTAATTTTGCTTTCTATGGTATTAATGAAGTACGTCGGGGTGCACTCTTCACTGATTCATATGATTTGATTGAACATTATGTATTCCCTGTCATTAGTGGTGGCAAGGTAATGACTGTTACTCCTGTTGACGGCGCTACTAGACCAACTGCTCCTGAGCCTGATCCCGAGCCTGAAGAAGACTAAGCTCGGATAGCATATTGTTCTTGCTCAGGCTTTAAACCAGATATATATTCTTGCCCTATGACGCACTTGACGTTGTAGGGCAATCTTCTTGTATTACGAGCATGGAAGCCAATATAGAAATAGTCATTTAAGCGTACATACATTTTGTCGTATGGATGTTCTTGTCTTTCTTTAGTGTATAGACGCACATCAAACCAAGCATCTATATATTTGTTGCCCGTTTTTAGATTCTCTAAATCAACACTGACGTAAGCATTAGGCTTGGTAACTAAAGAGTTGTTTATTAACATTGCTGGATCATATGTATTGACTGTTACTAAGTCCTTTGATTCATCAAATACTGAAGGGAGATAAGTATTTATATTTACTAGATCTGCATTGGTGATCATTCCACATTCCCATCCTGGCTCTTCAAAGCATGCAAATGCAGCCCGAGGATCAATGTTCACATTTACTTTTACAAAATGATTCTCCTTTCCAAATAAACCTACCGTATCTGAGTAGTTTATTGTGTAAGGAATAATAGTCACACGGTCCTGCTGTGGACTGTTGATAGAACCACCTGTTGCATAATTCAGTGATTTATTACTTGAGGCATATGCAGGGTTAGTGTTATCACTTGCTCCATAAATAATGTGCCTGTCAAGGATGCGCTGTGTTACATCTCTTGCACTCTCTTCCATTGCATTATGGCGAATACTATATCTATTTTAGATTACAAATACTCGTTAATAGTTTCAGAGTCTGAACGTAGTGCCCTTAATGCTTTATGCTCTAATGTGCGTACTCGGTCACGGCTCATATTTAAGACTTGACCAATAGCTGTCATTGACATTGGTTCAAGCATTTCTTCACCAATTCCGTAGCGCATACTAATAACAGCAGCTTGCATCTCAGGTAATTCTGAGATTAACTCTCTAATGTCTTCCTTAACCATCTGACGCTCAAGCAGCATCTCTGGTAGTTGAGTCTCATCTTCTAGTAAATCAATAAGTGCTGTATCACGGTTCTCGCCAATCTTGATTTCAAGTGATGTTGGCTGACGTGCCTTACACATCAAGTCTTTAATATCATCTACTGTCATATCCATGTAGTCAGCAATCTCAAAGACATTAGGCATCTGCCCATTTATTTGGCTCAGTTCACGCTGTGCTTTCTTAAGTTTGTTGAGGTTCTCAGTAATGTGGATTGGTAGGCGGATGGCACGGCTCTTCTCCGCAATCGCCCTTGTAATGCCTTGTCTAATCCACCAATATGCATAAGTACTGAACTTATAACCACGACCAGGATCGAACTTCTCCACACCACGGACGAGTCCGATTGTGCCTTCTTGGATGATGTCCAATAGCTCCATATTACGCTTGGTATATTTCTTTGCGACAGAGACAACAAGACGAAGATTAGCGGTAACCATCTTGTCTTTTGCTCTTTCGCCATCACGCATCTCTTT